AATGGTAAGTAAAAAATTAATTAAAGAAGAAAAAAATGGAAACAAATCAAGTAATAAATCTGATAGCTAATATACTTTTAACAATAGGTATTACATTATTTATGGTGTTTATTTATGGTCGTTCTACTATGATTGACAAACTTCCTTTTTTAGAAAGAATAATAATAAAAATTGCATTAGCTATGAGTGCTTGTGGAGCCTTTTTTAATGTTCTAACAATTACAGCATCTCATAATTCGGAGATACTTTTTAATTCAGGATTAGCTGTTGTGTTTATTTGGGCAGCATGGTTCCATTTTAAGTATTTTGTTAAAAAGTAAAATAATATTAAAAGATAAAATAAATTAAATTTGAAAAAAATGGAAATGGATCAGACAATATACAGATTGTTACTTTGGGCGATACCTATTTTGCTTGGAATATTGGGATTTATAGGTTCTTTAGCGGTAAAAGCATTAATGAAATTATCTGAAGATGTTAACGAGATTAAACTTGATATTAGAGAAGTTGCTGTTAAACATGAAGATTTAGAAGACAGAATTGTTAGAATAGAAAACAAGGTTTTTACATGAAATTAACTCAAACTACTTTTTCTGCAAATCAATATATCGCGGAAGAGCATCCAAAAAAACAAATTTATTTACATCATACGGCAGGGTCAGCAGACCCTTTTGCAGTTTTTAAGATGTGGGAAAATAATCCAGAAAAGATTGCGACTTGCGTAACTGTTGGCGGTAAGCCAACTAAAACAGCAAAGTGGATTGACGGCGAAGTAGTTCAAGGATTTAGTAGTAAACATTGGGCATATCATTTAGGGTTAAAAGAATCTACATTCCAAAAATTCAAATTACCTTACAAATCATTAGATAAAATATCGTTAGGGATTGAAGTTTGTAACTTTGGCGGATTGACTTATAAAGAAGGAAAGTATTATACTTACGTTAATTCTGTGATACCGCAAGAAGATGTTATAACGCTACCAAAAGAATACAAAGGCTATAAGTATGTTCACGCTTATACCGATGCTCAAATACAAGCAATAAAAGAATTGTTGTTGTTATGGAAAGAAAAATATAATATTCCATTAACTTATAACGAAGATATTTGGGACGTTACCGCAAGGGCGTTAAAAGGCGATGCTGGAGTTTATACTCATAATTCTGTACGTTACGATAAAATTGACGTAACTCCGCAGCCTAAACTAATAGAAATGCTTAAATCGCTATGAAAGAATTATACGCTAAACTTATAGGTTCTTTTGATACTGTAACTAAAAATTCTTTTTCTGCAAGAAAATTAACAGCGTTTACCATTGTAATAATGGTTGTTGTAGCTCATGTTATTTGGATTAAGAATAGTCATTTAAAATCAGATTTTAGTTTGTTACCCGAAATACTACTTATTGATTACGGAATGATTTCGGTATGCTTAGGATTAACAACGTTTGAAAATATAAAACTGAAAAATGAAAAAAAATCTACTGATAATAATACTGCTACTAACACTCCTTAATGGTTGTGTGTCCGAAAAGAAAAGACAGCAAATTTGCCAAAAGTGTCCCGTTAAAATAGAAAAAGAAGTACACGATTCTATTATTGAAAAATTAAGAGATACTACAATTTACATTACCCAACAAGGACCAACACAATTTTTAGAAAATCCATGTAAAAATCTTTGCGATAGTTTAGGAAATTTAAAGCCTGTAAAAATAGAAACTAAAAAGAATGGCATTAAATCAACTATTAAATCACAAGGCAACTCTTTAATCTTTGAGTGCGAAACAGACAGCTTAAAAGCCGTTATAAATGGCTTAAAAGAAACTATAAGAATCACTAAGGAAAAGGAAGTTAAAGAGGTTCCTGTTTGTCATTTAGATCACAAAACAAAATTTGATGGTTTTACTTTTTGGTGGTTTTGGATTACGGCTTGCGCTATTGCAATTAAGTTTGTAGTAAATAAAATTCAAAGTAAAATATAAAATAATTATACTGACTATCAGTTAATTACAAAATAATGTTTTTAAATTTGTAACTTTATACAAATATTTGCGTTAAACATTATAAAAACTATCAAACATGAAAACAACAATCAAAAATCAAGACTACTTTAATGGGTTAATTCAAGGCGTTGTCGCTATGTATAAATTAGGCGAATGTATAAGTGACGACTTAAATCTTGAGTGGAGAATCGAATTTGTAGACAGTAAAAAAGCAAATGTTTATTGCGATTATTCATCTTATTCTTGTTATGTATTAGCAAATCCCGGTGATGAGGATTTTGCGCCAGAGTACGAACATATTAATGTTAGAGATACAATGGTTACTCAAATAGATAACATTGAAGATGTTGATCATATAATAGACAGAATTACAATAGGAATATTAGCAGAATTACCAAACGTTTAAAAATTAATAATTATGAATATTTTATTTGAATTTTACGGACAAACAGTTACAGTTGATTGTTATGTTGATAATTATAATCAAGTTGATTATGAGTATGAAGAAACTTTATTTACTGACGAGCAAGTAATCGAAATAGATAAAAAGTTGAATAGTTTAAATTCTGAAATAAGAGAAACTATTAAAAAGCGTAATATGTTAGGGATTGATTGTTAATAAATAACAATTCAATAAGTATTGAAAATTCTTTATATTTGTTTCCATGACTGGAAACGAAATTACATATTCAATCATTAATATACTAACAAGATTTGGTTTCACAGACGACAGCAGGTTGGATGCCGATCAGATTGCTTTTTTTCGTGACAATGTACGTTCACAATTAATTCACGCAGAATATAATCAGACAAAGGTTGTAGACAATTCTTGGATGCAAGATTTAGGTTTCGTGAGTACAACTCCTGTTAATTTTAATGACGACAGTAGCATTCCTTTTTGCGAATGTATTGTTTCAAAAGTTACATTACCCGATAACATTAGTTTATACAATCCTCAATCATCTTCTGATTCAGGGCTTAAATTAATTTCATCGTGCGGAACAAGACAATTTTACTATTACCCAATAGAGCTATTAGCTCAAATACCAAAAGAACACGTTAGAAACAAGTTCTACTATTATTATAAGATTGGCAACGCTTATTACATCAATAAGCAAATGGACAAAGTAAGAGCTATAATGGTTCTTAATCGTCCTAAAGATACTTCTGTTATAAATACAGAATTTGTATCTTCAGGTAATTTAGTAGTTGGCACAAGCTATACGGTTTACGAAGCGCAGGTTGTTCATAACAGTTTAGGTTATAATCCCGGACAAACATTCACTGCTGTAAATGCAAATTATACAGGATTAGGGAAAGTTAAAACAACAAGTAGAACATCTGCATACACAGAAGATAGTCCATATCCTGTTCAAGGAGATATGGCAAGACAAATAATTTTAGAAGTATTGTCAAAAGAATTTGGAATTGAAGAAACGAAAATTGTAGACGTTAAGAATAATTCGGAGGACGATGAGCAAGAACGTAAAAAAGCAGTTACTCCTTAACAGAAAGTCTGCCAATAGAGGCAGGAAAATGATAAGGAAAGTAACGAAAAAAAGCGTAAAGCGTTCTGAAGTATATAAGGTTTGGGAATCATATTTAGATTTGTTCTATGAAAATTTGTTGACGGGTAAAGAGGTAAAAGGAATGGCTAACGTAGGAACTTTTGTTGTAGAAAAAAGCAAAGTTTCTGAATCTACTAAAAAGTTAAGAGCAAAAGGATTAGTTGCTAAAAAAGGAAAATTAATGCCTTTAAAAGTATTGAATCTTAACAATTTAGATTATGCCTTTAAGGTTAATTACTATAAAGGAAAATCAATAGTAGACGGAGTTAAGTTTTACCCTTGTCAGAAATTAAGGAAAAAAATATTTGAAACAGTAAGTAAAGGAAAAGATTTTAGAGAATGTCAATTAACAGATTAATATCAATAAGGAATCCAATTATAGACGCTATGGATATGGTTGGCGCAGACAGGTCTGTTGATATGCCTGTATTTACCAATTGGGCGGTACAGGCAGAAAAAGAAATAGCTAGTAGATTTGCAATGGTAGTTAGTAAAAAAGTATTAACTATTCATGGATGCGCTGCTGAATTACCATGCTGTGCGGTAATATTGCAAAGAGCAATTATGGGAGATCATGGTTGTGATTGTGATAGTTTGTTTAGCACTTGTTTTCAAGGAGCTGGTAATTATTTCATCAACAATACAAATCAATATAGTTCGGGATTTTTAATAGTGGATTACGACCCTAATTCTGTAAACTACTTTAATGGATTTATTGACTATCAAGTTCAAAACAATCAGTTGCTTTTTAGAAGAAACTTAGATGGAAAAAAAGTAACCATTGAATATGTAGGTTATCAAGAAGACGAGAACGGATTCATAATGATTTCAGAAAATCATACAAGAGCGATTACAGAATTTATTTTGTGGAAGTACGGCGTAAGAAGTGAGTATTCTGCAAGACCATTATCTCCTGCGATGACAATAGAGCATAAAAGGGAATGGTTTAGATTATGCAAACACTCAAGAGCTCAAGACAACATATTGACTGAATCAGACAGAGAAGAAATAGCACAAGTTATAAATAATCCTTACAAAGGAAGAGGATTGTGGGTAGGAATGTATCCAACAGGTTATAGTTATTACTAATGGAAATTACAAATACGTTTGAAGGTGGTTTAACCAAAGATAGCAATATATTATTGCAACCTAGAGGAACTTACAGGGACATGAATAATGGAATGTTGGTTTCTTATGATGGCAATGATTATGTTATTGAGTTACCAAAAGGCACAAAAGTAACGTTTACTATTCCGCCGATATATAATGCAGTCTATACTTCTAAACAAGCATTACCTTCTGTAATAGGATATATATCATTTATTGATACGCTAGTAGTATTTTCTACAAACGTAGACAGTGGTGGTTATGGCGAAATAGGTCAAGTAACATTTGATAAAGACGGAATTGGGACTTACGTTCCTTTGTACGGTCATGCAGAATTAAATTTTGGCAGAGAAAATCAAATAACAGGATTTACGTTTGAAGAAAACGACAGAATAAAAAGGGTTTATTGGACTGATAATTATAATCAACCGAGAGTATTAAACGTTAAAGACCCTGCTTTTATTGAAGTAAATTCGGGCGATTTAGATAACGGAGAACAATACATGGTTGTTGGTGGCGCTATTAGCTATAATGATGGTTCAGGTTTAAAAAATTATGGACCGGGATTAACAGATACAAACATATTTACAGCAGGAGCAACAACTACTTATACTGTTATTGATGGTAGTCCAAAAGTTTATCAATACATAGATTATAAAGCTTTAAGTTGGTACCCTGACAGAATAAATCCTGAAATAGATTTTAATAAATATGTACCGGGAACTCTTTATGGAGGTTCTAAATCTTATTTTGTAAGATTAAGTATAGAAAGTCAAGGACTTAAAACATCATGGAGTTACGGTTCGTTTCCTATAAATGTTTATAGCATCAATTCTTTTGGTAGCTATAACTTAGTTCAAGGGACTGGCGCAGGAGGTGTATTAACGGCTACTACGGTAGGTGTAGAATTAAAAATTTCAGGATTAGACACGTCTTATTTTGACACTATTGAAGTTGCTGTTGCTGAATACGATCAAGCATATAACGTTTTAAGGTCAGCTAATATATTTGCTACTGAAAAAATAACAAGCGACACGATGTATATTCAACATATCCGAGAGGGTGGTACTGAATTATCGTTAAATGAATTGACATTATTTCCTGCAAGTATATTAAGAGCAAAAGATATTACTACTAATAAAAACTTTAATGTAATTGGAAACATTACTGAAAGAGGAGAGTTGGAAAAGTTTGATAAAGCATCTGTAACAATAAACGATTTAAGCTATTTAGTTCCTGCTGATTATTGGTGGGATGTTACTGTTGCGCCTCCAACTTCTCCTATGAACGCAGGTTTACCTGCGCAACCTTCTACTGGAGTAGCGTCAGGTCTTCTTTTTATTGATGGTCACTATTTAGTTACGGGAGGCGTAGTGAATTATGGCGGTACAAATTATGGCGATTCACAGCCTCAAAACACTTTTCAAACAACAACCGCGTTAGGTGTAGCTTATACTATTGTTTCAGGAACTCCATCAGTAAGGGCTTGTATAAGAACTAAAAGATATAAAACGTTTGCGGGTGTTGACAAATGGAAATCCATACCCTTAAACGATGATTATTTTGATTATCGGGGAATGGCATCTACTCAATATTTAAGACAATATTGGAGTAATGAAACGTATAGATTTGCAGTAGTCCCTTACGATAAAAAAGGCGACCCAATGTACGCAAGATGGTTAGGGGATTGGCAAGTTCAATCTTTAGCTGACAAAGGTGGTCCTATGAAGTATAACGCATATCAAAATCACTCTTTAAGAATCAATGGAATTAGGATAAGCGGATTAACATTTGCTCCTGAAGACATTGACAAGATGAGTGGATTTAGTATAATGAGAGCTCCAAGAGATAAACAATATCAAGCGCAAGGTATTTTATTTCAAACTTGCGGAACATCAATTTCTCCAAATGGAACTATACAGCAATTACCGTTAGCTACATTAGAATCTTCTGCTGAATACATGGCAAATCCTTCGGGCTACATATATAAGAATGTAATGAATTGGCATAGTCCTGATGCTGTTTTTGATTATTACGCTTTATCCTCTGGAAAGTTTTTACAGGGCGATTGTTTTGTAAAAATACCGAATAACGCAACAGTAGCTTCTTTGTATAGTCAAAATGGGGTTGATGAATATAATTCTAAGTGGTACGAATATCAAGGAGCAACACTTCAGCAATTTACTATAAACAAAATACAAGGAGTAAATCCGGGAGGTAGCATAAATAGCTTTTATGTAGGAACTACTTTTGATAATAATTTAACCGAAATAAATGGGGCATATCCTGTTTCTAATGGAGAAAAGTCCGTTGGCTGTAAGACGTTTGTATTAGAACTCAATGGAAATCCAAATTTTCCAAACGGAAACTTAATGGGTGATTATGCTGAAAAGAGTGAAACAGCTAAACCGTTAATGAATTTTTATACTCCAAAAACAAATTTATACGGCGGAACATCGCCAAGCGCTCTTGCTAACACTATTTATATCCCAACAGGACACTATCAAAAAATAGATAGTTCTGTTAAGGCTGATACGTTTAATGGAACTAATTATGTGTTTAATGAGATAGATGTTTTTGGAGGGGATTCGTTTTTAGGAATTTTTAGTATAGGTAAGTCTTTGTATGATAATGTTCAATATCCTAAGGCACTTATTCCTCCTCCATTTGGTACTTTTTCTTATGGTATATTTTTTCCAATAGAATCTAATGTAAATCATTATTTAAGACAAGGATTAAATATTCAGCAATTCGGAATGCACAATAATCCTTCAGGAGTTTATTATAACAATAGTGGAAGTACAAATCCAGAACAATTTTTAGTAAACGGTGGTTATACTTCAGATGGCGTTGTTGCGTATCCTGCGTTACCCGTGACCCCGTTAACAGATAAATTTCCTTATAGAGTAAGATGGGCAGGACCAAAAGTATTAGGGGAAACAATAGATACATTTAGAACGTTTCCGCAAAATCAATTTAGAGATTTAGATGGAAACAAAGGACAAATAAATAACGTTCGTAATAGGGACGGTAAAGTGTTTTTTTGGCAAGACAATTCGGTAGGTTATTTGCCTATGCTTGAAAGACAATTAATAGGTGGTAGTGTAGGGGAAGCTACTCAATTAGGCGTAAGTGGAGTTATTGATAGATTTGATAACTTTAATACGTTTTTTGGAAATCAGCACAAGTTTGGATTAATAGAAACTGAATACGGATTTGCGTGGTTTGATTTTAGAAGAAAAGCGTTTTTAGTAATGACTGTTGGCGGAGGAATACAAGAAGTATCTTTTGTGAAAGGATTAAGAACATTCTTTAATAATCCGCAATTGTTTTATGCAAGCCAACTAAATAATACTTACGAATTAAAGAATAATGATACGCCGTTAATGGGTATAGGTATTTCGGGTGTATATGATCCGAATTACAAAATGACCTATATGAATTTCAAATGGGCTGAAGGAGAGGATGAAGAGCCTAAATATTGGAAAAACTTAACAATAGGTTATCATCACTCAAGAAATGTATTTGTAGGTTTCTTTGATATAAAAGGAGCTGTATGGCAGAATCACAATAATTTAGTTGTAGCTAATAAAGATATACAATCTGATTTAATAGTTGCGGATACACAGTATTTAATAGGTAGCAATGTTACTAAAAACAATATAGAATATGTTTGTATAAAAGACTTTACTACGAGTATTCCTGTTGCCGCAAATCAACAACCTGATTATGTTGGAAGTATTTATTGGGCTAAAACAACTCAATCAAACGAAACTCATTTGTTATTTTCAACAACTAACTTTGCTAAGTTTTTTGGACAAGTTTACAATCACGATATAGAATTGATTGTTAATCCAAAAACAGGTAAACCATTTACTGTTGATAACTTTCGTCAAAAAACAAATGAGTACAATTACGATATAATAGAATGTACTACTGACGATGACAATGTTGCGGAATTAACTGATAATAAATGGTACAGATATATTGATAAAAGTTGGAACAGTAGTGCGCCTTTGGGTAGCAAGGGAAGGTTAGTAGATTTTTATTTAAAAGTAAAATTAACGTTTAAAAATTATACAAATAATCCAACAAATAGTCGTAACTTGCAAAAGGTGTTTGAATATATAACTTCAGTATTTAGAGTAAAAAAATAATAATATGAAATCAGAATTATTAAGAAGAGCGTTAATGTCTAAAATGGCAAATGGCGGTAATGTAGGTGGGGATAATCCTAATGCCGATGTAAATTTTTTTACGCAACAGAAAATGACGCCTCAACAATGGGTTGATTATGCGAAAAAACAAGGATGGGAATTGTTTGAATCTAAACTTAGCGCCCCAATGGAAGAACAAATTAAAAGAGGTAAATATTTTGAATATGTTAATCCAAAAGAATATACAAGAATGCCTGATGGTCGACTTGTTAAAATTTCAGATGTCGGAAAAACTACTGTTGATTACAAAGGTGATTCAACTTATAAACCTATTATATCTTACGGCTATAAAGATACAGATATAAAAGATAAAACAATTGAGAGTAAGCCTAAAGGTTCGGCAGTTGTACTGTCAAAAAAGCCCGATATATATTTTTCTGAAAAAAATCCAAATGTTACAACTTTTGTAAAAAAAGGAGATTTTGGTCAAATGGATACAAAAATTTATAAAGACAATAAAACTGGAAAAGAAATAGATGTGTATAAATCATATTCAGAAGGTGGAAAATACAATCCTGTTTTTATTGAAGAACAACAACCTACTGTTCAGTCTAAAATGGCTATTGGTGGCAATGTAGGAATGGAAGGTAATTTAGGTGGTGATGATAAAGACAAACCAAGAACAAGAAAAATTGGTCAATCAGGAGTTGATTTAACTGCTGATATTATCATTAATAAAGACCCAAGCCAAATACCAAAAGATGTTAATTATGGAGGGTGGAATGCTTTTCAAAGTTTTGTAAAAAAACAAACATTAGATGGTGAACCATTTGTAGGGAATCCAAGACTAAATACAACTGAAGGCAAGCAGTTAGGTCAAAACATGATTGATACTTTTAATAGTTCTGATTATGTTAAAAAATTTCCTCAAAACAAAATAACTCCAGAACAAGTTCAAGCTGTTCAGCAATATCATAAATTAGCTGATCCAAACGTTCAGACAGAGGGGTGGTTTGGTAGCCAAACATCAAGAATGAGGTATCCTCAAGCTACTGTATATTATATGGAAGATAAGGATAAAAATATTATAAGCAAAGAAGGTTATGTTCCTGTTACGTGGGGAAATAAACAATATGTTACGCCTGCGTCTTCAACTGGAAATGTTCAAGCTTATGAACTTTACGACCCAAAGAAACACGCTAATTTATTGCAAAAACCTATTGGGTCAGCATATCAGTCATACGCCAATGTTTATAACCAATTTGTTCCTAAACAAAACGCTTCTGTTCAACCTAAAAATAAAGGTGGGGTAATTAATAAATATCAAAACGGTACAACTAAAGACGGTGTAGGTGAAAGCAAACCTGATTTAGCAGGAATATCGTCATTAGGGGGTGAACTAATTGGTACAGGTATTGATGCTTATGATAGAAGAGAAGGAAGAAGTTCTATTGCGGGTCAATCTGCTTCAGGTTTTTATAAAGGAGCTGGAAAAGGTGCGGCTTTTGGTATGAAATTAGGTGGACCAAAAGGGGCAGCTATTGGTGCTGCCGTTGGGGGATTATATGGCGGAATAAGTGGTGCCATGTCAGGCAAAAAAGAAAAAGAAGAGCGTTTAGGTGCTGTAAAACAAGAAGCTTACGCGAAAGCAACAGGGGCTCAAGAATCAATGAATCCAAATAGAGGTCCTGTTAAATTAGAATCATATAATGAACAAGATACTAAAACCGGATTAGCTGGATTATTCGCAAAAGGCGGAACCATTAAAGGCGAAGGCACAGGAACTTCTGATAGCATAGTTACTGATATAAACAAAAGAGGTATTCCTGAAGGTAGTTTTATTACTCCTGCTAAGAATAATGAAATGGCAAAAGGAATTAGAAGAATAATATTAGGACAAAATCCTGATAAAGTTGCTGAATTTAAAAAAGGAGGTACTACTAACTCTGATAAAGTTGCTGTAAGTAATGGCGAACATTTGTTTACTCCTGCTGAAAAAGAAAAAATCATTAAGTATTTAGGAAAAGAAATATTAGAAAAGTTAGCTCCTGAAGCCGAAGAAAATGAAATGGAAAAGAAAAAAGGTGGCATGATTAAACGCGCCGATGGTTCCTATTCAAAAAGAGGATTATGGGATAACATTAGAGCAAATACAGGTAGTGGTAAAAAACCAACTGCTGAAATGCTTAAACAAGAAAGAAAAATTGTTGCTGAAAAAGCAAAAGGTGGTTACGTAGTAAAAAGGTCAAGTGAAAGAAAAGGTAAAACTCACGTAGTAACTGGACCTGACGGAACTAAAAAATACTTTGGAGATTCTAATTTAGGACAACATCCTAATGACCCTGCAAGAAAAAAAGCTTTTTATGCAAGACACGAAAAGAATTTGAAAAAAAATCCGTACTTTAGAGCATTCGCAAGAGAAACATGGGCAGAAGGCGGAACGGTAGGAAGTAAGATGAATAAAGCAAAAGGTGGCGAATTAACGAAGTCAAAAGCAAAAGAAATATTACACGATAAATCTGTTCACGGAAAGCCACTGACTGACAAGCAAAGAAAGTACATGGGCTATGTAGCAGGAGGCAAAAAGAACATGGGCGGTATTGTAGGAAAATACGCTATGGGAGGAAATGTAAACAGAGATTGGGATTGGGGTTAATATAAAAACATTATACCATGAAAGAGAAAAGAAGAATAACATCGGACGGTTACTTTGAAGTAAGTAAAGATGGCGGTAAGAGTTATGAAAAAACAACAATGAAGCCTACGCGTCAAGAAGTTTCAGAATGGAGTAATATGCAAAGCTTTAAAGACGGAGGAACTCCTAAGTCTAAAAAAGGAGGCGTAAGAGAAAAATATTATTTCGATAATATGATACCAAAAGAAGTTACTTTGCCTGTTGGGGGTACAGATTTTTCAAAAATGTTTGAAAAAACTTCTAAGCCAAATAATCTTGAAGACATGGATGTTAAAGACACTGAACTACCAAGTTTAACTTCTTTATATCCTAAAAAACCTGTTGCGGAAAGAAAATACGGATCAGGATTAGAAACCTTATTAGGTGCAGCGCAAGCAGGTTATGGCTTACAGCAATTAATGAAAGATAAACGACCTGTTGGTGAAATTGACCCTACGTTTAGCAGATTAACGGATGAGGCTGTTGCTGCTTCAAGATACGGATTTACTCCTGAACAAAGAGCAGCATTAAATCAAGATATAGTAAACGCAAGAATAGCTCAACAGGCTCAAATTAATCAATTAGCAGGTGGTAGCGCAGGTGTTGGATTAGCAAATGTAAGAGCAGCATTGAACGAAGAATTAATGAATAAATACAAGCTTGCGTCGGAAGACGAACAAAGACGTATGCAAAAAGCACAACAAGCGGCAGGATTATCGGCGTATAAGGCACAAATGAGTAGAGGGTTATTTCATGACAAAATGAATGAATTTATGCAGAAACAACAAGCTGGTGCCGAGTTATTAGGCGCAGGTATTCAAAATGTTGTTGGAGCAAGAAGATACCAACGTGAAAGAGAAGCACAGGATCAGATAAATAAAATGATGTACGGAAATTCATATTTAGGATAATATTATGGCAGAATTTGGAATCAGACGGGGCTTGGTTATAGACGAATCTATTGAGGATTTTCTTAATATTTCTTGTATTTATAAAATTATTAATCCTTCAAACAAAATATATATTGGTCAAACTATAAATCTTAAAAAAAGAATAGATAAATATAATAGATTAAATTGCAAATGTCAATCAAGATTGTATAATTCATTTAAAAAATATGGATTAGAAAATCATAAAATATACTTAGTGACAAAATGTGATATTGACAAAATGAATGAAACGGAAAGATATTATCAAGAATTTTATGATGTAATTGGGAAAAGCGGATTGAATTGTAAATTAACATCTACAAAAGATAAAAAATTAATTCATAGCGAAGAAACAAGAAAAAAAATGTCTGAAAAGTCAAAAGGAAGAAAAGACGCAAAAGAAGAAATAGAAAGAAAAAGATTATTTCAAACAGGGAGAAAAATGCCAAGAGAAGGGGTATTAAAAAGCGTAGAAAAAAGAAAAGGATTTAAGCATTCAGAAAAAACAAAACAAAAGTTAAGAGAAATATCTTTGAGGGATAGAGATAAAATATCTAATAGGATGAAAGGTAAAAAACTTTCTGAAGAAACAAAATTAAAAATATCTATTTCTCAAAAAGGTAAAAAAAGAAATTATTCATTTTATAAAGATAAAAATATTTTGCGTAAAAGAGTTTTATCTAATCCGCAAACAAAATTAGTTGTAAATTTAGAAAGTGGAATTTTTTATGATTGCACAAGAGATTCTTCTATTGCTTATGGAGTTAATTATAGCTATTTAATTCAGCAATTAAATGGAAGTAAAAAAAATAAAACATCATTAATGTATATATAATATGGCAGAATATGGAACCCGGCGCGGATTAGCCCAATCATTCGGTTTTGACCAAGCGACGGCAGATTTAGCAAGACAGCAAGACCAAATGCGTCAAGCTAAGATTTATGCTGAAAATAAGGCTAAAATGTTGGCAGAAGATTTTGATTATAACAGCGCTATAAACGCGTGGGATAATACTGCTATTAAAGAATACGCTCAAGGCAAAATAAAAGAGTTAGGGGCTTTTGTAAGAGAGAATCCTGACTACTTATATAATGTAGATAAAAGAATCGCTTACAATAACATTAAAAGAGAATTAAAAGATAGTAAACCTTTAATGGAAGGCTTACAGGTTGATGCTAACGTTAAGGAAATGGAAAAATGGAAAAATGATCCTAAGAACGCTCCCTTGTTAGATACGCCTGAATTTCAAAAAACATTACAAGACTATCAAAATTACGTTAAGACAGGTAGTACGGACGGAAATACTGCTAACAGAAAATTGTTCACATTCTATCCTCCTGAAGAAAGGATGGATACATGGGGAGAATTAAATAAAATTGCAAAAGCAACACAATTAAAGGGAGAAAGCGCTTCTTATTTAAGAGGAACAAAAACAACTAAAAAATTTGTTACCGAAGCCGATAAGTTAGATCAAGCAAGGTTAGCATTATCAAACTTAAATTTAAGAAGAGGATTAGAGCATGAGTATAATAAGTATTTAGAAAGTGGCGTTCCTGAAGGTCAGAAGCCATTGACGTTAGAAAGATATGTTTACGCTAATATGAAAAACTTATTCCCTAACGATGAATATCGTGATACTCATTTCCAAGTAAAAGAAGAAAGAGAGCCAAGAACGACAGGTGATGGAACCAAAAAAGCGGATAATTTAGGGCTTTATACTAATATTGTAGATGTAGCAACATTAAATCCGGGTAAACCTGTTCAAGCAAATCCTAAAGGCGCAAGAGGTATAATTGCTGGCGCAGATCAATCAATTGATATAGGAAATGGATTTTTCAAAACTCCTGATGGTAAATATATTCCTATGAATAATTTATCTACTTCTAATTTTAGAACAAATAAATCGGAAATTATTTACGACCCTGCAAGAAAACAACACTATATATCAGCTGATGTTACGCTAAATGAAAATGATGCCGAAAACGCGTTTCAAGAAATTAAACCTGTTGACACTCCTTTTGTTCATTGGTTTTGGTTAGATGAAACTAATATAGATCCTGAATATCAAGACAATATATCTTTACAAGGAACAGATGTAAATTTTAAAGTTTACTTCCCTATTCAAAAAGAAAATACAAGTTTAGCCGCAGCATATAATCACGAAGCTGGTCAAACATTGGAAAAGTCTGATACTAATCAGCCAAGTCAAGTGTATAGTAGAAGTCAATTAAAATCACAAGGGTACACGGACGCTCAAATAGATGATTTTAAAAAGAATTATAATGCTAATGTAACTGAAGATTGATTATGGGAAAAAAAGACGTATTAAATCCGATAGCCCTTCAGTATGGCGTAACTCCAAAAGAAGAAAATGGAGAAGAAGAAAATCCAATAGCAAGGGACATTAGGTTAGGCATAATTGGGGGATCAAGACCTACTAAAATTGAAGAATTATCACTTGAAGAATTAAAACAAAAAAACATAGAGGATTTTAGGCAAGCCGAAGTTCAAGAAGAAGCTTTAAGAAAAGATTTAGATCAATACGTAGGATTAAATGAACAAGAAAAAAAATATTTAATAGATAAAAATCTTAAAGGTGAATTAAAGGGAGCAGATTTTTCTCAAACTTTATTTACTATGGCGGGATTGATGCCTGAACAACAAAAGGTATTAACTAAAGACGCAAAAGGAAATAAAATATATGCGGACGAGAAAGATATGTTTGACATAATTGAAGAGCAAAAAAAAGATTTTAATTACGACAAATTAGTTTCTGATTTAACTTCAAAAACACAAACATCAAGTAAGAACAGTTATTACATGAAAGACAAGGGTGACGGGACACTGATTGCCGTTCCTTTGGCTATAAACGAAAAACCTGAAGCGAAAGACGTTAAAGACGCTCAGGTATTTTCAAGTTTAGATGATGATGCTATTGGCGACAGTAGACTTGCTGACATTGCTAAAAAAGCATATAACATAATACCTTCCGTAGCGCAAGGATTTATTTCAATTCCTGAAACAGTTCAAGGGTTAGTTACGGGTAAAACAGGAGGAACTTATAAATTATTAAAAAGCATATTAGAAGAAAGTAAATTTAAAACCACACAAGAATATCAAAAAGGAATTTTAGACACTGAAAAAATAGATGAATTTTCAGATTTTTTATCTAAGGACGTTTATGATTTGTCAGGTGATAAGATTTTAAATACGGTAGTAAACGTAGCATCTTCGTTAGCCGAATTTGGATTAACGAGAAAAATGGTTCCTATTAAAGGAAAAGCTGGAATTTTTGCGGCAGGCATTGCTATGAATATAAAGGAGCCTTTACAGGCGGCAGAAGATGCGGGAGTAGAAGGTAGAGGGAAATATGCTGTTGCGGCTACTTACGCTTTGGCAGCAAGTGGATTAGAAACTTTTTTAGGTATCGAAGGTAAATTATTTGACGATGCTGCTACTACTGCTAAAAAAGAAATGATTAATAAAATCATTAAAGACAATGTAGAAGTAGTGGGAGGTAAGTTAACAAAAGAATCAGTAGAAAATCTTTATAAAGAAACTTTAAAAGAAATTCCAAGTTTTTACGCTAAGTATGCAAAAAATACTGTTGGTGATGTTACCGATGAGGTTGTGCAAAACATGATGCAAAATGCTACGCAGGAAATTCATGATATTGTAATGAGAGATGAGCCTGAAGCCGCAAAATTCAATACAAAGTTTTGGTCGCCTAAAGCATTAGGAGAATATATAAATTCTGCGGCAGGTGGACTTATAGGCGGTATGGGAGGTTCGTTGTTTATAAAAAACAAACAATCACAAACTGCTTACGATGCTATTAAAGACGGAAAAGAAAATGAATTAAAAGTTCAATTAACTTCGGGTTTAAAAGAAGGTAGATTAACTCAAGAAGATTATGATAGGGCTATATTTAAAATTGATTCCTATAAAAGTTATTACGAAGCTACTAAGGACAGAAATGTTACAGACGAAGAAAAAAGAAAGATATTTGATTTAACATACGAAAAAGAAAATACTAAGTCGGGAGTAGAAAGATTAAAACAAAATAATCCCGGCGGAATTAACGATGGATTAATTGCTGCAAAAGAACAAGAAGTTAGGGATTACACGCAACAAATAAATGATATTTGGTCAACTGCCGAAGCTAGAACATCTGAATCACCTGTTGAAGAAGCGAAAGTAGAAGTTCCTCAATGGAGGACTGCTATGGACGATTTTTCTAAAGAAATTGGGAACAAAGACAAACGACAATCAATAAACAATTCAACAAGAGATCAGATACAAACAGTTGTTGGGGCTTCTCCAGAATTAAATAAATTAGCAGAGCCATTTAGCGTTGACTTTACCTCTCCACATTTGCCTGAAGAATCAACGATACAAATTAGAAATGGTATTTTATATGAACCATATTTAGTAAAACAAGAAGGCAAAGAGGATGTTATTGAAACAAGGCAATTACCTGTTTATGCTATGGAAGATAAAGATGGTGGAACGTGGTTATTTGCAGTAGGGCAAAAAACGGAAACAGGCGCAGAAGACGTAACTTATTTAATTAAGTTAGACGAAGAGGGTAAATATGAAGGTCATCAAGAATTTAAGTATCGTACAGCTAAAAAGAACGAATTAACTTTTGATGATATTAAACCTGCATTTGATAAATTAGGTATTCAAGCCGCATCTTTAACAAGTGAAATAAAAGGAATAGAAAATATTCCTCAAGCTGAATTTGAAGAAGTAGAAGAGTTTGAAGAAATTCCTGAAGAAAAAGGCATTGTTGAATCCGAACAATTTAAAAATGTTTACGAAAAAGTAAAGGCGGGTGTAAGTAAAGCAAAATTAAAATTACTACCAAACAATACTGTCGGAGTAACCATTGACGGAGAAGATGTTCCTTTTGCTTCACAAAGATATTTAAACAAAGAAGAATTGCCTTCGGGTGACGTAGAAGTTAATGTAAGAGTAGTAGAAAACATAGATGGTAAATACGGACGTGGCGTATTGATTGAAACTCAAGAAGGAGTTCCTTTGGGATACATTAGACGTGCAGGAAAAGAAACAGGAAGAGTTGCTGCTGAAAAAATATCACCAACAGAAGATGTTGATATTGATGTTCCTGTTGAGTTAAGTGATGTTGCAAAAGAAAGATTACAGCAAATAGAAAAAGACCAAGAGAATTACGAATTAGTAGAGGACGAATTAAGTCGCAGATATGTAAATAAAAAAACAGGCGAATCTTATACTTCTGTAAGTACATTTGTAAGTGGTAAATCTGGTGGCGATTTTGAAGGAAAAAATCAATTAAGAGAAACAGCATTTAAGGTAGGTAATATCATTAATGGAATAGTAAGAGATTTCTTTAACGGCACTATTAAGTCATATTCTAATTACGCGGAAAATATGTCCCGTGACGATTACGATGATATTATTAGGCAATTACAAGACGTAATTCAATATGCAAAAGACAAAGGATATTCTATTGTTACTAAGCCATTGATTATTGCAGACGATGTAAATAAAATTGCAGGTCAGCCAAACTTATTAATGGTTGATGAAAATGGTAAATTTTATGTTTACGATGTGGCTACATTAAGAAATACAAAAGGATTAGAAACAAAAGAGTTACTGAATAGAAGATACAAAGACAGACCAACAAACGCCGAAAGAATATCTGCTCAAGTAAACATATTGGCTGATATTTTAAATAACAAATACGGATTAGAAGTAGGTAGAGTTGGGGTAATTCCTTTTGATGTAGATTATGAAGTTTTATCAAAAGATAAACCTGTTCAAATTACTCATGCGGTAAGAACTAAAAGAGTTGACTTTAAGCGTAAACAAATATTGAAACCAACAGGCAAAACATCTACTGCGGAAGTAAAAGAAAAAGTAGAAGAAGTAAAACCTATTGAAAAGAAAGCAGAAGAAAAACCAAAAGAAGCTAAGCCTGCCGAGAAAGAAGTTGTTAAGGAAAAAGTAAAAACGGAAGAGGAAGAAGCGAAAGAGCAGTTAAAAGAAACCGAAAATTTATTATCAGGCGATGCTGAAAAAAATAGAAAAGCAGGCAAATTTGTAAAGAACGGAATTGAATTTGTAAGAAACAAAAAAGGCGAGGGAGAAAAAGGAAGTCAAGGTCAAGTTAGGTTTACTAATGAGGCAGGAGGAGCAGGAGTTGTTGTTCCGTTTAGGTATAAAATTATAGAAGCCGAAACGTTACAACCTTCTCATGAAGGAGGAATTAGAAACCCATTACACTTTATTCCTGAAGCACAACCTAAAAACAGAAACGATGCGGGAAGTTTGCAAGCAGAAGATAGTTTTGCTGAAAATCCAAGATTTAATGAATTAGGCGAAAACACAAATGCTTACAGTGGAGCTCCAATAGTTAATGAAAGAAACGAAGTTATTCAAGGAAACAATCGTTCGGCAGGATTAAGAAAAGGTTATAAGCAAGGAAATGAAAAGTATAAAAACGATTTAGTTGATAATGCTGAAAAATTTGGATTTACTAAAGAGCAAGTATCTAAATTTAAAGAACCTATTCTTGTAAGAGAAACTGCTGTTACAGATGAATTTTCAATAGAGTTAGGAAACTACGATGCAAAAGATTTGGAAACAGGAGGTAAAAGAAGAATTGATTCTATTGCTGTTGTAAGAAGAATGCCTTTTGATGTAAAAGGTAAAATAGCAAACATATTATTTAGAGAAGAAGATAAAACATTAAATCAGGCTATTAGAGATAATATTAAGGATTTTATTAATTTAATTAATCCTTATTTGAATCAGGCGCAAAGAAACACTATATTCAAAGATGGTGAATTAACTGAAGCTGGAGCAAAAGATTTAGAAAGTGTAGTTCAACAATTTTTGTATGACGGCGGAGATGTTGCGTTACCTGAATTGTTTGAATCATTGTCTTATAATCAAAAGGAGGGAATTAAAAAATCGTTGCCAAATATATTTTCTGTTGGTTACGAAAAATCAATAATTCCTGAAATACAAGAAGCTATAATAGCTTTAAGTAGCTTTAATGCAAGTGGAGTTGATAAGATCAACAATTGGTTAACTCAACAAGACATGTTCGCTGAAGGTAAAACTCCAAAAGAAATATATACTCCCGTTGCAATAGAGTTAGCTAAATCATTAAATTCTGCTACATCACAAAAACAAATACAAAAGATTTTTGCTGAATACGCAAGTTTAGTAAAGGATAAGCCTGCCGATATGTTTGATGAAGCAAAAAAGGGATTAACAAAAAAAGAAGGTATAAAACAAATATTTAACGTAGAATATGAAGAATCAAAAAAAATTAGTGAGAGAGGCGGTATTGAGATTGATAAAAAGCCGTCAGCCGAAGGAGGCGAAGATGTTGCCCAGCAAAAAGCAAAATCAGTCAAATCAATCTTTGATGAAGCCGTAAAGTTATTCTATAAGATACGCGGAACAGAAGGAGCTGCTAAAAAAAGAAATTTAACACAAGAACGTAAAGAACTTTTAAAAGAAAATCCTACTGTAAGGTTTATAGATAACAATATAAGTTCTATCTTTGAACAATTAGAAAATAAAAACATTATTAAACGTAAGGGTAACTGCCCATAAAATAAAACAAAATGAAAAAACCTAAAAAATTACCACAAGAAATTGTAGATTTATTACTGCCAAGATTAAAGGACGAGTTTACTGCTTATTATCATTATAGGGCGCTTTCTAACTATTGTCAAGGTGTAGGGTTTATGAAGGCTGCAAAGTTCTTTCAGGGAGAATCTGATAACGAATTAGGACATGCTAAAAAGATTGAAAACTATTTAGTTGATTGGAATGTAAATCCACAATTACCAAAAATTGATGAACCTAAGATTGAGTTCAAAGGATTGTTAGAAGGTATTGAAATGTCTTATAGTATTGAATACGCTTTGTACGAAGATTACGAAGATACATCAATGAAAATTTTCAAAGAGGGTGATGTTTGTACTTTTGACTTTTTACAATTTTTCAGAACCGAACAAACTGCTGCTGTTGCAGAATACTCTGATATGTTAAATATGTTAGAAGGAACTGATACTGCAAGTAAATTTGAATTATTAATGCTTGAAGAAAAATTATTTGGAGAATAATGGCTAATTGTATTATTGTATATAATGGCAAAGAATATGACTACGCTGCGTTCGCAACAATGTTGCACGATGGCTTATTGCAGAAATTTGTATCCGATAAAGCCGTAAATAAAAACGAGCTTAAAGGCGACAAAACTTTCTTAAAAGAAGCTGTTAAACGTAGAGAGCAAGTTCGTGAGAAAATCAACAAAGTGGTTGATGCTCTTAAAAAAGCAAATCCTAATTTAGTAATAGAGGAGGACGAAACTATTGTTGATAAAGATGGTCAACCATTGGCGGGTATCGTTATGAAAGACAAAGACGGTAAAGTAGTAGTTAAGATTAATCCTAATTACGCCGGATTAGATACTCCTATTCACGAGGTAGGTCATATATTCATTGATGCCATTGGTTACGATAATAAAGTAATACAAGCTGCTATTAACCAACTAAAAGATACTAAACTTTGGAATGATACAAAGAAAAGGTATCCTGAATTAAGTGAAAAGAATTTAGGCAAAGAGGTGTTGGCTGAAGCTATTGGTAGAGAAGGTGCTGACATATTTGAAAAAGACGAGCAAAAGAGTAAGTTCAAACAATTTTTGGATTACATCTTTGACAGGGTTAAGAGTTTATTTGGTATTCAAAAGAATCTTGCAAAAGAATTAGCTAAACAAGTATTGGCAGGTAAGTTTGAAGTTGCTGAATTAGAAGAAGAATCATACGAGCAAAGGACTGGTAAAACTCCTAAATTGACGCGTTCTGAATTTTTCAGTAAGGCTTACGGAAGAGTAGGTATGCAGTTAGAAACATTTGAAACAGAAATTGCAAGACTTGAAAACAAATTAAGACAGACGCTTACTGTATCTGAAAGAAAAGAAACTCAAAAGAAATACGATATTGCTAAATCAAGATTAGAAGATTTTGAAAAGGCTTTTAAAAAATATTCATTTGATTACAATAAGATAAACCGATTAAGGTTGTCGGAGGGTGATTTAGATAATAAGAGTTTAGACGAACTAACCGATTTATATAACTTAACGGTAGAGTTTGATCCTAATTCTGACAATGCCTTTTTAGCAGAGGTAAAATACAGAATAGCTTATTTAGTTTCTGAAAAACAAAGAGAGTTTTTAGAAAACAAAGGTGCGGATGTTTCTCGTGCTAAATTTGAAGATTTAAAAGGTAAGGACGTTATCATGAAGGCTTTAGGTCACATGAGTGAAGCTTTCCCTGAATTGCAGTCGTTAAGCAAAATGTACGACAAGCAGGTTAATGATATGCAGACCGAAAGGAATGAGAAAAAACAAAAGTTACAAGAACTTGCGAAAGATGTTATTGCAGAAGAAAGTAAAAACATAGGCGTTAAGGTTAAAGACTTTACAGTAGGTAACGCTCACAAATTCTTTGCGTGGATGGATGCGGGTAACGGAGAATATATTTCTATTGCAAAGGCAAGAAGTATGAGTGAGGCAAAAGGTAAGTTCTTAGAGTATATGTTAAAGCTCAAAGAAGATTACAAAGACTTACAAGAAAAAACTCCTGCTGGATATAGTCCTTTGGAGGTAATTATGACTGACCCTAGTGTTGTAGAGAAATTTGAATCAAGCGGAATAGTAGGCGCTGCGCAACAATATTTAGGTACAAACGAAAGATTACGTCAAGTTAAAATAAAATACACTGATAGTAATGGTAAAACATCTTTAAAGACTTTTGGAGAAATAGAACAAGAGTTACAAAAAGATTCTAAGGCAGGTAAAATATCAAAAGCTATTGCAGTATCAAAATCACTTTATTACAACCGTAAAGCAAAGGCTTTATTGAAAAAAGGTGTAGATGAAAGTGGCGAAGAAATAAACGCTTTACGTGCCGATTATATGCTTAATAAGCAAGGTAAGTTAGTCAATAAGTTTGGATTAAAAAGACCTGTTGATTTTGATTACTCACGTAATTTTTATGCTGCTGCGGTGCAGTATATTGATGATATGACTTGGAATAAGTATATTCAACCAATAGTTCCTGTTGTAGAATCAATAGAGCATTTTAACAACACTACTGGTATTGATAGAGCGCCAAAACCAAACATTGTAAAATGGTTACAGATTTGGAAAAAGATGCACGTTTATCAAGAAAGACAAGACACTTTATTGCCTCCTGAAGTAAACTACTTAATGAGAACATTAAGACACATGACTTCATTAATACGATTAGGGTTTAACGCAAAAGCATCTTTAGTCAACTTAATAGCAGGTCAACAGAATAACTTCCGTGAATTAGGCGGTAAGGCATTGGTTAAAGGTCAATTAAGAATGTTAACGCCGACAAAAGGTGGAGCAATGAAATACTCTACTAAGGCATTTAATATGGTTAAAAAATATAATGTTGTTTCTACTGATTACGATGAAAAAGCAACGGTATCTGCAACAGGTATTTTCAATACATTAGCTCAAGGATTAACGGTATTAGCCGAACATAATATTCAGGGAGCAATGTTCTTAGGGCAATTTTCTACTGCTGAATGGAATGATTTTGATAGTCAAGGAAATTACAAAGGTAGTGATCCTAATATGGCTCAAAAGATTGAAGAATATAAGAAAAGAACTTCTGATACTCATGGTAAGTACGCTGCGAAAGATAGAAGAAACTTTGAGTATTTTGAATTAGGTAAATTTATCGGGCAGTTTAAAACATGGGTTCCTGATTGGTGGAAGCAAAGATTTGGTAGCCGATATATTGACAGGGACGGAAAAGAACATTACGGAAGCTGGAGAGTTATTCAGTATGAGGGATTAAAGCAAATAAGAAAAGATATAGTTGACCCTGATTTTTGGAGGTCTGATAAGGCTTCAGCGGTTGCAATGAGAAAAAATTTAAGGTCTGCATTAATGATGGGAGCTTTATTAGCTGTATCATTAGGTGGCGATGACGATGAAAGAAAACGTAAAAAAGGCGATGTGCTTTCTCAATCAATAAACAACTTAACTTTTATATTCAATCCTGAACAAGCTAAATTTATGATTAAACAATCTGCGGCAGGTACAGGATTATTATATGACTTTATAGATGCTTTAGATAGCGGAATAAAAGCTGAAAGATATAAGTCAAAAACAAGTAAACACGACAAAGGTGACTTAGTAGCGTTTGATAAGGCTACAAGGTTAATACCGGGAACGAAAGTTATTAACGATATAACAGAAGAAAAAAAATAATTAATAAATTTGAAACATGGCATTAGTATTAAAATCAACTGTAACAGTAATAGATGGTTGTTACGGTTTTAACTTTATAGATAGTACAGGAGATTACTCCGAAGAAAATCCCGGAGGATACGGAGGCGATAATCCTAAAATAGACAGCGTTCTTAATTGCACGATAAAAGTTTATCCTCCAAACTCTACAATTCCTTATGTATTTTATTTTGAATGGGATAAATTTACATACAATTATACACTAGCTACATTAACAAAGCCTGATGGAACTGTTGTAGATATTTTAGCGGATGTATCAAGTTTGTATTTTCCTTTTTCGGTAGATAACGAATTTGAAATAAAAGAAACATATTTAGACTACGAAGACAATACATCAATAATTGATGGCGCGTGGACTATAAATTATGAAATTATAGTTGAAGAAGGAGAAGATGTTGAAATTACTTATTCTACTAACAGCTATCAATTAACAACTTGCGGTGCTTGCTGCTGTATTCAGAAATTATTCATTAATTTACCTGATTGCGGTTGTGACGATGGTTATTTTAGAACTGCTCAATTGGCGGACGCTTATTTGAACTCGGCTATTTATTCAGCTAACATGGGTTACATGGAAAGAGCTCAAAAGAATATAGATAAAGCAAATGAAATTTGTAGTGGTAATTGTAAAACGTGTTAATTTAAAAAATAAAAGAAATGAGTTGTAGTTGTAATATTAGCTGTAATTGTAATACGGTAATTCAAAAAGGAGATATAGGACCTCAAGGTCCAATTGGTCCACAAGGACCGCAAGGGGTACAAGGTGAACAGGGCGAACCGGGTGAAAATGGAAATACAATATTGAACGGAACTACTGATCCTTTGTTTCAAGGAGAAATTGGTGATTTTTATATAAACACAGCTACCAATGAATTGTATGGTCCTAAAACAGAATCAGGATGGGGGAGCCCAACAAGTTTAATTGGTCCACAAGGTCCTCCGGGTCCAAGTGGAAATTGTTGTTTTGAATATGAAATAGGGGAATATGTAAGTGCTGAAGGCGGAGTAGTGTTTCATAGATGGTTATCAACTACTTCTTACGGTATTCCTGAAAACGGAACAGTTCAAAATTACTTAATTGTATCATTAGAAGACGTTTCTACAACAATGGAATGGATAAACGTAGCTTTAGATACTACATATATATCAGGAGCAACAAGTAATTGGAACGGTGAATCAAACACGAACGCTATTATGACCGCAGGGGCAACAAGTGGAGCTGCTTATGATTGCTCTAACTTTACAGGCGGAGGAAAATCTGATTGGTATTTACCTGCAATAGATGAAATGTGGAAATTATACAATAATAGATGGGAAGTTAATCGCGGATTAGCAAGTGTATCTCCAACAGCTTACGATTTAATAGGGTATAAAGTTAGTTATTGGACAAGTAATAATGATAGTAACGATGCTACAACCGCTTATCTATTTTATACAGGACCAAGTTCTTCTCCGGGTAATCCTACTTTTCAGCAATTATTAAAGTCTGATTTATATGATGTAAGAGCAGTTAGAAAATTTACATTTACGCCTTAATATAAATTAATATGTTTGAATACGTAAATCCTCAATTGCAAACAAGTACGGTAAATACTGTATTGATTCTTAAATCATGGTTAGCAAATAAGTCTGTTGAAACAATAACAAAAGAGCAGATGGGTGAAGATATTTGTGAGTGTTGTAATGGTAAATTAGTATTAGCTACTAAATACATTCAATATATGCAATGTTATCAATTTTCTTATTATGAAATAAATGAAGAAAAAGAATTGGTAATTGTAAATCCTTATAATTGTTTAACTGAAAAAGAGTTGAAAACTTTGTTAGAAAAATCTAATATACTTACTACACAGAAATGCTAAAAAGTATTATCTTTGTAAAGATTTCTTCATAGTTGTTTTAATTAGATTGATTAATTAGTTCTTAAAGCGGGGTTTATTCTCCGCTTTTTGATTTATAATACTCTTCTTTAAGCATTTGAGCAATTTCTCTTTTTAAAGCGAATTTAGGATGGTTTCTGTCGCCAAACTCCCACTCTGAATGACAAGTGGCGCAAACTATAAACACGTTTCTTTTATCTAAACGGTAGGACGGATATGCACCTTTAGATAGAATATGGCTAAAATTAATTGGAGATAAATTAAATATTGGAACTTTACAACATTGACAAACTGAATTTGTTTTTTTTGCTATTTCTTTAAATAAATCAATTTCGCCTGTTTTCTTTTTAAACTTTATTTTAGGTTTAGATTTGCCTTTTTTTAGCTCATTACATCGCTTACAATAACCTTTCTTAACAACAATCATTCTTTGTTGTTTACATTCAATACAAGTGCTGTAATTAGGTTTAAACATTATTTGCCTTCTATTTCAATTATTACGCATCCTCCTGTTCCAAAAAACTTTCTTACGTTATCTTCGCCCCAAATTATACTATCGTCTGAATAAACTAACTCGCTCATTGAATCTAACACTAATTTTTTGAGGTTGTCGCATACGTCTGGACGAGTTGTCTTTGGAAACAATTTACCTTCTCTTATTTCCTCCATTCGTCCTTTTATTTTATGGAAAGCTTTTAATGGAGCATAAATGAAATGAAGTTTAGTGATACGCGCTTCTTCAGTAAACATTTGAAAATCTTTCGGGAGCTGATTTGTTATTTGTCTGCGATAATCTTTTTCCCGATCAATATACTTTTTAGGCTGAAAGAAATGACCTGACTTAGTGGCTCTGACTGATTGTTTAGCCATTGGTTCACCGAACAAAGTAAAAGAAACTTTTCTTAACTCATTACTTGCAACAGGAATTATTTTTTCTCTAGGTTGCTGAACTGTTTTCGCTTTTGAGTAACTCCCATCGCTATTGCGAACAAGTCCCATTTGCAATAAAGTTTCTTCTGATATAGATTGTTTTTTAGCCATGTTTTTTAAATAAGTCGCTATAAAGTAACGCAAAGATGTAAGTTATAAGTAGTTGTCATAAAATATCTTTACAACCTTTAAAGTTTCTGTTTCAGCAAAAGTAATCATTTCTTCTTCTTTGTTAATCCAATCGTCATTAAATATTATTCCTGAAAGGTGCATCATTTCGTGAAAAACAGTAGATGTTGTTGTTATCGTATCGGTACATCTGTTTAAATTAATAAATACAAACGGACTATTATTAATTGGAGAAAGATTGCACCATCCTGCTATATAAGATTGTTCTTTATTGTTAATATGCTTTTTGCAATCTTCAGCGTTTAATCCGTGCATTTCTTTAGTGTTATAATATTCAAATATTTCACACGGATTAAAGCTTAATAAAAGAATGTAATTATCATTAATTATTGTTATCATATAAAGAATAATCTTATAGTTATTTCAATTATGGTAATTTATTAGGGTTTTCGTTTAGTTTAGCTTTTATAATTTTAATGTAAAGATTGTAGTTAAATTGTTGACGTACTGAATTTTCAGTCTTTTCGCTCCAAAATTGGAGGCAACTCATAAGATTAAATTGTTTCATATTTATTTGTTTTATTTAGTCCAATCAAATTTTAAATAATTAAAAGATAACAAATGGTATTGAAAAAATTTTTCGTGATGTTTGTCTGGTATATAAGTTTTGTGTCTAAGCTTAATTGATTTTATAGGAACAACAAACTCTTCAGGCTTTAAATTTTCTTCCGTAGTCAAATACCATGTAAAGTCTAAGGGATTTAATAATTCTTTACTTAATTTAAAGTTTACAGTTTTATCTGCAAGCTCAAACTGAATAACTCTTAAATCATCATAATCATAATTGTTTATGGTTTGAAATCCTAACGCAATTACTTTTACGTTATAGTCTACATCATACTTAACAACTAACCAAACGAACAATGTATCTTCTATATCGTTCTGATTAATGAATCCACTTAACATTTTTGATGTAAAATAAACTCCATCTTCGTAAACAGAATCAATAGTTTCAAATTTTTCGTACAAATCTGTAATTGGACCCTCTTGAGCGCTAATTGTAAGCCCTGCAAACAATAAAGCTGTTGTGATTAATTTTTTCATGATTGATAGTTTTTATATAACCTTTAACGTAGTAATTTGTATAAAGTTACAAATAATTTTATAAAAAAATAATTTTTATTTGTAATAATTCATATAAGGTTGATAATCAGTAAATTTAGTTTTTTCATGCTCAAACGTTAACATTACATCTGCCAGTGGTCCGTTACGATGTTTGGCGATAATAAACATTGCCATTCCTGAAGTAGAGTTTCCTTTTTCGTCTTGCATTATACCATAATATTCAGGGCGATATAAAAACGAAACAACGTCTGCATCCATTTCTATACTGCCACTTTCGCGCAAATCAGAAAGCATAGGTCTTTTATCTTGTCTTGATTCAACGGCTCTACTTAATTGTGATAGCGCTATAACAGGCACTTTTAATTCTTTTGCAATATTTTTTAAAGACCTTGAAATTATACCTATTTCTTGTTCTCTATTACCTTTGTGATCAGGAACAGTTATTAATTGCAAATAATCAACTACAATTAGCCCTAAATTCTTTTCTCTTTTAAGTTTACGGCATTTATTTTTTAAATCAAATATTGATATTCCTGCTGTATCATCAATGAATATAGGGGCTCCAATAAGTCCTGCGCAATTATTAGTCAATTGGGTCATTTCATATTCATTTAATCCTGTTCTTAAAATTTTCTCAACAGGAATACCGCTTTGCTGTGATTGCATTCGTGCATAAAATTGTGATGTTGACATTTCAAGAGTGAATAAAGCAACTGATTTTCCTTGAGTAATCGCAGGATTTGTAACAAGTTGTGCCGCTAATGAAGATTTTCCCATTCCCGGACGTGCAGCAAGTATAACCAAATCAGGCTCCTGCCACCCTGCTGTAATTTTATCAATACCATTAAATCCAGAAGTAACTCCTAATTTTCCACCATTCTCCAATATTAACTTGTTTCTCTCAATCATATTTGCATAAATTTCACGAGAAGACGCTATATTGTTTCCTGTTAAGTTAGTAGTTATTTCTGTTAAATTCTTTTCGTATTTATCAATTAAGTCAGCTATTTTACATTGAGGATTATAGGCTTCAGTAAGTGTAGAGGATGCTATATTTATAACGTCACGCAACATCTTTTTTTCAACTAATATATCGCAATGTTTTTCAATATTGTCGTGTGATAATACGTTGTCTGTTAGTTTTGTTATAAAATACGCTCCGCCAATGGAATCTAAATACTTGTTATCTTTTAGCGCTTGAATAACAGTAACGTATTCAATAGGCTTTTTTGTATCGTATAACCACTTACAGCATTTGAATATAATGGCGTGTGAAGGGTGATAAAAATGTTCGTGAGTAAGCCTATTAACTACTTCGTCTATTGCTTTCGGAAAGTAAAGTATTTGCCCTAAAACTATGGCTTCTATATCTGTTGCTTGAGGTATGTTCATCGTTTGTATATTTTAGGCTCAAATGATATTCCTGTTGATTGATTAACTATTTTATGTTCTTCTTTCATCCAATTAGCAATCATTTTTTGTTTCCAATTAATAACTTTATCGCCGTTACGATCTTTCCAATCAGCCACCGAATAATACTCAAACGCTTTTTTGGCTTGAATATCTGAATACCCTTTTTCCTTGAAATATGAAACGACTTGTTCCTGCGTTGGCGGTATAAATTCATTTTTACTTTTTTTACGTTTAGGTTTCTTAAAAAAGTTTAACCATTTGTCAGTAGGTTGATTTTCAATTAATAGTCCTTTTTCTCTTAACAAAGATATGTAAGGAACTATCTTATCAAATTCAATAGCAATATATTCAATAGATTTATCTGCTGGATTCTCATTTTTTTCAAAACATAAATTCATAAAATCCATTACAACGTATTGCTGAAGAGATAAATCTAAATCAACTCTTACTGAATGATTAATCGTTGTTACTCCCGTTATCTTTATCATTATCAAATACGCTTACAAATATTACAAAAAACCACATGAATAACCACATTGAACTCCCTGTCATTATTGATACAACAACAGGTAGATAAAGTGTTGTGAGTAGAAAAAATGCTTTAATTATATTAATCATGGCTTTATTAAATTAAGTTTTTTAACATCATCCTTAGTAGCTAATTTGATTTTCTTTTTCTTGGTGTAGTCTTCTTGATTTTTATTAGCTAAAAGATATTGAGCTACTTCTGCCATGCAATTAACTACTTCAAGTTTTAACTTACGCATTTTTTCTATTCTGTCGCGTTTTTCTTTTTTCTGTTTTTCGTTATAAACATTAGAAAGTTTAATGGCTTCCATGTTATCGTTTAATACTTGATCTACAATCATGAATGCAGCCAAATTGTGCTCGTTTGTTTGGTCGTATGATATTTCATAGCCTTGCAATGTTAAAGTCATTTTAAATCCAATTTGACTTTCAATTTTGAGTGATTTTTCTTCTTGTTTCATTTTGTTCCGGGAAATAATAATTTTAATTTTTTTAAACTTTGTTCTTCGTTAAATTCTTTTACAGCAAATTTTATTTTACCGTTCTCGTCAATTTCAGGACTACCAATTGTTAAGTTGATAAACACTCCGTAACGAGTTGCAAGCCAAATAATCTGATCTTCTCTTAATGAGCCTTTCATATCGCCGTGCTTTAAATATCTGCTAATCATATCAACAGGTAATTTATACCCTCTTAAAGCTGCATCGTTTATAACGTCTTGTTGCGTTAATTTAAGTATATTAATCCTATCAATTATCGCCTGTCTTATTTTTTGGTTAGTCTTAATAACCGAATATTTTCTACCCATTTTCTCGTTCCTCCAAAATTTTATCTATGTTATCAATCATGTAGTTAAATTGCTTATCAACTTGTTCTGAAGTTAATGGCGATGTAAATAGCAAGGAAAATATAATTTCTCCCCTTACTGCGTGTTCTATTGATGCAAAAGAATAAACATCGCCGAACGATTTTGTTTTTGCGACTGAATCGGAATAACACATTACCTTAGCAATATATTCTTCTCCGTCTTTATCTTTTACTCTTTGGATTTTTGCCATTTCAGGCTCTTTCCCTTCAATGTTTAGTTTCATAATTTATTCACTAAGTTTGTTAATTTTACAAATTCACTTCTTTCTACTTCAAACTGACTAATTACTTTTTCGTCTTTATCTAATCCGCTTATTACAACGCTTTTTTCGTTAAGATAAAAACATATTTCTTCTATTCTTTCATCGTATAATATAGCGTATTCAGTAGCCTTTAATCTTAATTCAACTTCCATTTTCACTTAATTTTAAATAATAATCTTCTGGCGACAATACTTCTATTCCAAATTCAACAGCTAACCATGCCAATACTTTTTCTATGAATTTACTCATATCTTCCTTAGATAAAGATGAAGTACTCGTAACCTCTAATTTGTCCCAACGTATATTTTTCAGTCTAATAGGTTTAATGTAAGATAAAAACATTGGAGCTATAACATCTTCATGAATATCATCCGCTTTATTAAAATGGCTAAACGATTCGTGCTGATGAGCTGTTTGCAATATAGCTCCCCTGTAATATGCGTGTTGGTCAGTAGAAACTTTCTTATATCTTTTTTTAATAATCTCTTCAAACTCTTGACCTTCTAATGATTCAAGTTGTTTCTTATACAATTCGGTATTGTAGTAAATCTTTTTACCATTCTGTATCTTTCCATAATGTCTTACTATTAAACTCATACGTATATTTCTGATGTTATGTAAGTATAATTCTTTCCTGCTGGCTTGTAGTTTACTATTTTCATAGTGTATTCACCCGTTTCCTTGTTGATAATCTTTTGTATGAATATACAAACCTTTTTACCTATCACATCGTTTCTGCTAAAAGCAATATCTTTTTTAAGAACTCCCAATATAGCAAGTAACTTTTTAAAAGTTTTATATTCAAACTGATCCCCAATACGGAATGCTTTTTCAAAAATATTACCGTTACAATTAAAAGAAAAAACTACACAAGGCGAAGCAAGGTATGTTATTAAATCTCCGTTTGCATCTTTTAAAGCATAAACATTGTCAATAACACATTCGTGAACTCCGTGCGGAATTTCTTCTTTCAATTGCGGTATAGTAACAGATAGTCCCATGTTTAGAACGGCGCACCTTGATTATCGTCAATAAAAATACCTGTCTGTGGAGCGTTCATTTGAGGAGGAGCCTGTTGCTGAAATACATTATTTTGTTGGAAAGGTACCTGTTGTTGAACAGGAGCTTGCTGTTGTACTGGTTGCGTAAAAACAGGTTGTTGATATTGTGGAGGCTGAAACGTTTGAACAGGCTGTTGAGGCATTGCTTGACCAACTTGTGGTTCAGGACCAAACTTAGTAATAATGTTTTGCCAATCTTGTGATTCTCTGATTTTCTTCTGAACGTATTGCCATAAAGAATGAAATTGTTGCCATGAAAACTTATCTAAATCGAATAAGAACGGCGCGTTTTTAGGTTGACCATAATTACTTGTCGGAGGCATAATCATTGTTCCTGATGCAGCTATGTTAGCGTAGGTAATATCGTCCTTTTGAGTGTGAACAACCATTACTTGACATGACTGCCCTAAGTATGCAGGTAAGTCTTTTGCTAAATCAATTTTAGCTACCCCTCTCCATTGTTTAAGCATCTTGCAAAGGTTAGCCTTTTCATCTGAATAGAAATTGTAATCTTGCATAATAGATAATCTTTGAGGTCCTCTTGTTTCGTCAAATACCTGTTCAGGTAATGTTGGAAACTCGAAGCAGAACTTTACTTTAGGCTTACTGCTTACGTTGCCTTTGAAATTTTCTTGATGCGTACCCATATCAATTATTGCATAGCAAATTGCTGGGTGTAATCCTGCTGGAGGAATTGGCTTTTGGGTTCTTTGACCCTGTGGTGTTGATAGTCCCATCTTGTTTTTGTTTTTGTTTGTTTATTAATAAATTAATTTATCCGTCTTTAACTCTTGTTTCCTTTTGTAATTAGTTAGTTTCTTAGTAATTCTCTTTCTCAATAACGTTGCTGACTTTCTCATCTTAGCATTGCTTTTAAATTCAAATCTGCCTAAACCTTTAACTGTTATTGATACTGCTGAAACATCTGACTTTTTCCTTTTAAACCTATCAGATATTCCCGTCCAAAAAGGATACAGCATAAAATATAATTCTTTGCGTGTGTATTGCGGAAACATACTGATAAGTTTGTCGGGAACTTGTTTGTCTTTTGCCATTACTTAGTAACTACTGATACTTCTTTGTAAAACTTAATACCTGCAATAATATCACCATCGTTAAGTGATTCTTTGTTAGCCTTAATCCATTCACGAACTTTTGCCTCGTCAACCATTAAGAATTGAACAGGAACTCTGCTAAGGTCAACAACATCAAATTTCCAATTGTGTCTGATGTTAGATGCTTTTTGTGATTCTAACATAGCTAACTCATGGTTAATGCTGTCTTCAAATAAACTGTTAGCTGGAGCTTGCTGTTTAAGTTCTTGCTCTCTTCTTAGTAATTCTAAGTTCCATTCCTTAATTTGATTTTTAAGGTACTGAATAGAATTGTTAAGAGGTTCAGATAAATCTTTAGCAACTGCATCAACTTTTTTACCTGCATCAAGGTAAGGCTTTTTAAGTTCTGTCCTTTTCTCTTCAATCAGTTTTAAGTGATTGTTTACTGCGGATAACTTTTGATTTGCAATAGCTAAAGATACATCGTCTGTAACTTTAATTTGTAACGCTTCTTCAGATAACTGAATGAATACGTCTTTTGTAGATTGTAGTTTACTCCATTCTAAATCTACTCTGTCGGTTGTTGTGATTGTGTTCATGACTGATAGTTTTTATATGTATAACGTAAAAATTTGTACAATGTTACAAAATTAATAATCAATTTGCAAATTATTTTTGTAAAATCTTACAATTATTTTTTCTTACTAAACTTTTTCTTTGCTTCCGACTTAACTTTATCAAGACTGTTTAGTTCTCTTTTGTAGTTCTCGTTCAGTCTTTTTTGTTCGTTCTGTAACTTTGCTTCGCGGTCTTTAACACGTTTGCTGATGGTTTCAGGCATCAATATAGCTTCGTCAGGCAATACACAGAATAAAGCTACTTCGTGCATAATAAAGTAATAGTTACCTTCAAAACGAATAGTTCTGTTTTCAAGGATGTTAAACATTACTTTGCTTCCTACTTTGATACGAGGATCACAATTATCAGCAACAGCCATTACTCTACCAATATTATTTTCTTCGGCGCTTTCTGTTAAGATAATTTTTGATACTTCTTTTTCTTCTTTGATTTTTTCTAAAATCACTGACTTGTTTAGTGGAATCGGAAATCCTGCCGGAACATCGAATCCTTTTTTTGTTGTTTTACTCATGTTTATTTGTTTTATATGTTTTCCATTCTCCCATTATTGTGTCTGCTATTGTATATGCTACAATTTCTTTTTCTTTGTTATAAAAATTAATCCTGTATGACCCGTAGTTATCAGAAGTAAATAATCCCATTTCAACATCAAGTTTTAAATCATTTCCAAATTCAAGAATAATGTAATTTTCAATAATTTCTTTTAATGTTTTTACAAAATCTTTTTGTCTATTTTTCCAGTAATTATCTAACGTAGTAGTTGTTGTGTAGTTCATTTTCTTAAATCTATAAAGTAATTAGTTCTAACATTCATTAATTCATTTTTTACTCCGTGCCAATAAGGAACTTTGTTTTGTTTACAATTTTCCATTATTTTTTCTACTGATAAAATAGAACATTCTTTTGCTAGTTCTAATGTTTTGCAAACTTTTAAATACTGATTAAGTATGTAATTTGCTTCGTTTTCTACTGTTTTCATGCTCTTTGATTATTAAGTTAACAATATTTTCAGCATCCTTTTTTACATTTACCCAATGTTTATTTGTTTGACTTGGGTCATGCCACCTATTATCTAATTTTAAATCGTAACATAAATAGTTGTAAACCATTTCAATTAATTTTTGTTTTGTTTTCATGTTATTTGTTTTTAGTTGTGTTCATGTTAAACGTGTGATTAAAGCATAGCTTAATATCATTACTGTTGTAATGCTTAATTACGCCAGTATTCTCAAGAGCTACTGCCCAAATAGTATTTTCGTGTGGACCATAATCAATAATGAATAAAGCCATTCCGTCCCCGTGAGGCGTTGATACCCACAATATTTGTTTGAACTCATGTATTGTTGTCATTTCTTTTCGCTTAATATCATATCTAACAATACTGCGTAGTTAGCTAAGTCCAATACGCTATCTCTTATGCTCTCATTATTAGGTTCACCTTTATTGTTCAGTAAAACTCCCAATCTTGCAACCTTAGTAGCTATCAACGATAAACAATTAATTTCAGGGGAAACTCCTACTATTGCTCCTGCTGTTTTAAAGTTACTCAAACGGTCTGCGTTGGCATAATCGTTTCCTTTGCTCATCATTACTTCCGCCATTCTGTTAATCATTCTTTCGAAGTGGCGATGCTGTTGTTCTGTTGTCATTTTGTATTTAGAAATTTATCGTCAATTAATTTTATAATTTTATCAGACTTCTTTTTAGCAAATATTGATGTCTTTGATATTGACTTTGCAATTTTCTTTATTTGCTCTAATTCTTGATGAGTTATTTTAAACATGATTAAAAGAATGGATTACCATTATTGTTAGGTGTGTATTTATTTACTACTTCTTTATTTTCTCTTTTTTCTATTTCGTTAAGCGCCATTTTAAATTCAGATATTGTTACTCCATTACTAACGTCGTAACCTTTCCATTTTAATAAACCAATTTGTTTTTCTGTTGCTGGTTGTGCGCTGATAATTTCACTACACATTTTCTTTGTGTATTCTACATTAACTGTATCATATCCTAAACGAGCTATCCATGCTAATTGTTTTTCGGTAGCAGGCTCTTCCATCTTAATAGAGTTACTAATATAAACTTTTGGTAACGCGAATAAATCAACTTTAACGTCTTTTTTAGATGTAGCTACTACATAGGCTATCTTTCTTTCTCTTTCATCAATTAAGGCTTTCTTTTTAGCCTTAGTCATGAATACTTTCTCTTCCGTTGCTTTGCCTGAATCTAAGCTCCAAGCGTTAATTAGCTTGTGCCTTGTTGTACTATCAACAAAATCAAGTATGACACAATTCTGCCCGTATTTAGCAATAAAGTTCTCATCTTTTAAACGGGTGCCTCTGCCGATACATTGCAAATATTTAGATAACGACTTAGTCGGAGCGCAATTACCTATAACTCCCGTGTTTCTGTGATCGAATCCAGTAGTTAAAATACCTACATTAGTTAATACTTGTATTTTACCCGCTTTAAAATCTTTAATGGTTTGTGACCTATCTCCTGTTGATTCTTCATCAGACGAAACAGCATTACAAATAATTCCTTGTGATTTAAACTCTTCTGCTAAATGTAAGCTATGTTTAATATCAACACAAAAGAAAATACCCTGTCTTCCTTCTGCGTATGTTTTGTACGAATCTACAATTAGTTTATTCCTTTGAGGTATATCTACTTCGTTTGATAAATCTTTAGCGTTAAATTCACCGCCTGTTGTTCTGACGTTATCAAGTGATAAATCAGTTTTAATTCTTACAGCATCTAACTCGCACAAGTAACCGTCTTTAACTCCGTCCGCAATATCGTAACTATAAACTATTTTATCAAACATATTACCTAACTGCATACCATCTAAACGCGTAGGCGTTGCCGTTAATCCCAATAATAGTTTAGGTTCAAAGTATTTTAAAGGATCGGAGAATGTACGACTAAGGAATAGGTGAGCTTCGTCACAGATAATAGCATCAAAATGGTCTTTTGGTAATTTATCTAATCTTCTGTATAGCGTTTGAGCAGAAGCCATTACTACGCTTCCATCAGGATAAAAAGCATCTGCCTTTATTAATCCCATTCTGAATTTAATACCTCTACATCCGAACATTCCCGAACCATTATGGACCCAATTAATGAATCCTATATCTTCAACAGCATCAGTAAGCTCCTTATCAAACTTTTCGGATAAAAAGGCTAAGGCTGATTGTTGTACTAATTCTTCGGTATGGGTAATCCACAATACACGCTGAAAGTTAAATTGTTCTATGGCTTTAACGGCGGTAAAGGTTTTGCCTGTGCCGGTTGCCATTACTAATAACTGTTTCTTAACGCCATTGTCAAGTTCTTTCTTAACAGCATCAATAGCTTTGATTTGATAATCTCTTAATGGTTTCATTTATTACCTGATAGTTTAATGTTCTAAAAGCGGTTTTAAATAGCCGTAGACCGCTACTACGCTAACTTACGATTTAGTTTCTTAGTGGTTGGTTGTGAATGCTATTCACATTAACCAAACTTGAAAGCTTACGTTCTCTGCGCGCATCAGAGATTTTGTAGCCAAGACAGGTACTGCCCCTGTTTCTTAGTATTTTGCTTTTTATCGCGCAACTATGAGTTACTTTTACTCTACCTGACTATGTAATCGCGCTTCAAGTTATTTGTTTCTTACGATACGTGTAGCACCTATATTATTACATTAATGCTATTCTACGCTATGTAATAAGCCTCAACCATCAATCACAAACCTGCATAAAACAGGACTTACTTGAAACGCAACAATTTCGCAGGGGCTATGATTTTCTTACGGGAATAGAGCATAACAATTACCCTGCAATGCTTTTAAAGAACTAATTTGTGCAAAATTACAAATAAAATCATTACTTTCCAAATAAATTTTTACAAAAGAATAATGATTGTTGAAAACATTATTTAATTACCTGTATTTATAAGCTATTTTAATACCTCCTCAGAACTATCGGTATGTTACAAATTAATTTAGAATAAATCTAAACAAGTATCAATTTATCAGATAGTTAAGTATTAAATTGTAAAAACTTTACAATTACATAAAAATAATCAGCTTAATTATCAGACAGTTACAACTTATGTTAATGTAAAATTGTAATATGTATTGATTTTAAGCGTTTTATATTTTACATTTGCGTATAAATTTTGAATATTTTCAGAATTTATATAAATAATATAAAAACTATCAAAGTGGGAATCAACAGACAGGGAAACAATCGCAGGGTTCAAAAGACTGAAATTGAAACTTTATTGGATTTTAGAGAACTATCAATTCATAAATCCAATAGAGTTATTACTAAAAACTTTACAGCGTATATAACAGGATCCGAAACAAATCTTGCAAGACTACTGACGTTTTTAATATTTGAAGCAAAGAGAAATAACGTATTAGAATTTAATACTCACTTGTTAGTTAAGTACGGGCAATATTTAGAAGCTGTTCAAAATAAGTTTGGTAATGAAGTTAAGACGCGTAAAACGGTAATGTTTAACAGAAATGATTTTCAGCAGTTAGTAAGGTTAGGAATTATCATCCCAATTGTACCTAAAGAGAAATTGTTTTTAATAAACCCGGCGTTAACATACCATGAAGGTTACTACAATGAACAAGCAACTTACATGAAAGCTTACGAGAACATCTATGCGCTGTATGTTTTTGGAGGATACGATAAAAAGGTATTACATTCTTTAATAGTAACGGCGGCAAAAGAGTTTTATAATAATTGTTTAAATAAAAATATATGATAAATTGGAAAAAAGGAACTAAACTGGTTTGCATCAAATCATTTAGAGGAATTAACAAGATGGGACAAAAGTTGTCCTTTATACCTCCGCAAAAAGACGTAATCTATACGTTTGATAGAGTAAAAGGTTATGACGATACATTTTCTTGTTGGTACATAATGCTTGAAGAGTTTCCGGGAACAGGCGGATACAATCATTCTCATTTCAAGCCACTGAAAGACGTATTAGATTCTCAAAGTGAAGAGTTGGTAAAAGAATTAGAGGAAGAAATTAACCAAGAACAAATGATTGAACATGAAAGATAATATGTGGTCCACAGCTATAAGTGTTTGCGTTGACATATTGGAGCGCAGAAACTTTGAGAAGAAATTACCTGCTACTCATGGAGGAATATTCTATGACTATGTAGTTACTAAGTTTCCTATTGAGTTTTCAATGGAAGAGAAAGGTAAGATATGGTCTGATGTAATTAAGGAGTATAAACAAAAGAACGGATCTTATTCAGAACTATTTAAAACAGACTTAAAAGAAAACAGGACTTGTTTAAATATTTACAAGGGTGAGTTAGTAAGATTGTTTTTTAAGAACAACAAAGAGTTATTAAACGAATTTAAACCAAATCAAGATGTTAACAAAACTGATTGAAATACCCGCCGAAACAAATAATGAAAAGATAGACTTTTTATGCAGATTAATATCAATAACTGCTGATCCTGAAATCTTTGTCATCAAGACGTTGTTTAATATCAATAATGGTAAGCAATGCTTAATGGATACATACGCAAAGAATGTAGCCTGCATAAATGGTGATGTAAACATAAACACGTTTAATGTATCTTTGTCGCGGTTAATGAAAAAGAATGTAGTTGCTAAAATAGGTAAACTTTATTCGTTACATCCGATATTTTTAGGTATTAATGAATCAGAATCAATAACAATAAAATGGAAAAATTAATAAATAAATTTTTAGACTTATCAAAGTCAATAGAGTATCACTATCAGTTAGGCTTGAAAGATAAAATGGAACTATATAACTATTGCGACTACATAGGTAAGATAGATTTATATATTTTTTTCCTAAACGAGAAAATAACTTTAAATAAATTAATGTATGGTTTAACAAAAGAAAATTCTGGTAAAGGCAGGAGCGTTCCTACAAAGAAATATTTAAAAGACGGTAAACAAATAAATACATTTACTTATAAAAGTATGAGTAAGCATCAATATCATATTGAGCGTAAAAAGACTTATAAGCTAATAGATAATATTAAGTATTTACACTCATATAAAAAGAATCTGAATGTTTACTTTCTAGACAATAACCTGTATTCTAATAATGAAAGTTTAATAAAGAGAATAGTTGCTGAATTAAATAATATTGATGAATTTATAAGAAAAAACAAACCATGAGCAAAGCAGAAGAAATCCGTAAAAAGTTCGGAGTTAAAAGTGAGCAAACTACCGAAGTAAAACAAATCTATGACGAAATAGAAAGAATAGCCGATAAGTGTAAGTCTTTAATTTGGCACGATCAGATAAGCCATAATGCTATGAAGGAGTTGAAGAAACAAGGTTTCTCGGTAGGATATGAAAATAATTGTTACATAATAACTTGGTAATTATGAAGCCTGAAGAAAAAGCGAAAGAACTTTATTTAAAATATTATATTCCTGATTATTGTTTTGCTAAAGCCGGCATGAGTTCAGATTGGAGACAAACAGCATCTAAAAAATACGCAACAATGGTAGTTGATGAAATAATTGACAACGGGATAAAGTGGATGCCTGAAGTTGACTGGTGGATTGAAGTAAAAAAACAAATACAATTAATATGATACCTAAAAAGAAAGCAGAGAACTTAAAAGAAAAGTTCGGTAAAGAAACAGCGTTTAAAGTAGTAGATGAGATACTTGATGCTATTAAGGAATATCAGTACAGTGCTTTAATACATAAGCAGGTATTTGATTATTGGATAGATGTAAAAGGCGAAATAAAAAAGTTGCCTGCAACATAAAAATTTAACACTTTTTATTTGGAAATTAAATAATCATTTCCTAAATTTGCATTCATACACTTTTTTAAAGTAGAGCGGGGAAGTTTACCTGATAGTTCTTCTCCGCTTTTTAAAGTTAAAAACATTCAGGGACGAAAGTTAACAGAGTATCGTTTTTTTAAACGCAACAACAAAAGTGAAAGACATTGTTTACACACATACAGAAATTAGCTCTGCCGTAAAAGATGGTCAAAAACCATTGCGTAAAGTTGTTGTTACGCCGGAGGGCTTTCGTCATTTAAGAATAAATCCGCAAGTAGTTAAGGTTATATCCGATGAGGGTAATTTAAAGTTACTTGCGGTATTTTTAAGACTAAAATCTGTTTACAGTAATTCTTGCATATACAATGTAACTGACAGTAAATTGGCGGCGATATTAAAAGTATCACGTCAGACAGCAAACAGGTTAAGAAACCGTTTAGAGCGTTTAGGCTGGGTAAAGTATCACGGTAACAACTTAATGTTATTAAAGGTAACAGAAATAAGCCATGAGTATATTCAGAAAGACGTTGAAGGTTTCAGCAGAAAGGCTAATGTATATTTAGAAGTAAAGAGTAAACAATTAAAAGACATTGAAACCTATTTAAGGTATTTAATAATAAAGCAGAAGGAGATAAACAAGAACTACTTATTGGAGTTACGTCAAGACCTATCTAATCCGAAGAGTGTTAAGCAATTTAAAAAGTTAGCAGAGCGCTGTAAGAAATTAGGCATAACAGCCTTAAACGGTGAAATTGACTATCAGCTTCAAATAAGTTATAAAGGACTTGCAAAGCTTCTAAACTGTTCAGTAGGATCCGCCTACAATTACCTCCGTAACCTCGCGCGGAAAGAAGTTCTCAAAGTACACACCAAAAGAGAAGTAATAAAGAAGAACATACAAGAACATATATGGAACGACTTCCTGTCCTACCAAGATGTATATAAGAACTGCTTCTACTCCTACGGATACATAATAAAGAACCACTGCAATAAATATAACCTATTAGCATAATGCTCATATTTTGAATATAATATATCCGAAGAATTCATTCCGCAAGGAATACCCTAATGTATTTTAAAAAGTATTTAAGAATCTAAAAGGATAATAAGTACCAATAAGCAATATCCTACAAGCATAACAAACCTGCCTACCCAATCTTAAATACACCCCATAATGTCTAAATAATAGCTAAATAATGTCTAACCATACCCATCAACACCTAGTAGACATTTTATACCCCTGATTAGTATTATATCACCTTTGGGGGAGGGATATAAAACCTACCTACCTATCTATCCTCCCTATTTACCCATTTTTCTGCCTTTTAAGAACACTTTTCCATCATTACCTTGCCTACCTACCATTAAATACATTTAAGTGGCTTAAATCGGCTAAAATCAATTATTGCAGTAATGACTGGACTGTAATCTTTCACCGTATAATTTATTTCTCAAGCCTTTTAGCTTGGCTGTTATTTGATTCTGATATATTTGAATAATCTTTTCCAGCTCATCAGGATTTAATATCTCTAGTAGTATTTTTTGGTTACTGTCTATGCCATTTTTGTACTTTTCAGGGTTTAAAATCTGTAATTGCAGTATGATAGTATGGATTAATACTGCTTTTAATTCATCTTTACTCATAACGTTAAATTTTTGGTTAAAAATACACTAAAAAATTGGAAAAAAGGCATTTTTGTAACTGCTTAATTTATAAATAGTTAGTCTACTTTGTCCACCGAGCGAAGACAAAAATTTCAGCACCTAAAAATACCTTAAAAAATGGGTGCCTTTCCTACCTTATTTTAACTATAAAACCATATTTAAAGACTTTAAAGTATCTGAAAAGTCTGCTACGGTACCGTTAAAATTAAATAATATATGACGCCCGGCGGAGCCATCGGCAGAACATTGCCGGCAGAAATACTCATTTTTAGCCTCATAAAACGTTAAATGATGTTTTATTGATTCTTCACCACAACATGAGCATGATTTTTCATTAGCGTCAATCATTGGAATTATTTCCGTGATGCTGATTAAGTTTTCAATTTTTAATTTCATGGTTTCTAGATTTTTAAATTGTTAATTATTTGATCGCTTGCCTACCTAATTTTAAATACTATTTTTTCAGATGTTTAGGTAAATATTTATAATTAATTACAGTTTCGCTCCCGTCTGGGTATCTTACAATGGCTAATTTTACGCCGTTGCTCGTGTATGTTTTTATTATTGTCATTGTTTTATTATTTTAATAATTAATAAATACTACAAATAAATCAAAATTTTTGCCGTTACTATATACGTTAAACGGTTTAAATTCTTCTGTGTATTCGCAAAAAATTAGTTTAGCTTTTTTTGGTAGCTCTTTTTGGTGGCTTACAATTGTAGCGTTGTAAACTCTTTTTAATCCTTTTACGTCTGTTTTCATGGTTTTATTATTTATACGTTTTTGTAAAGTTTTGAAAATATTTAAAATTTATATCATTTTGTAAAGTCTTTTAATACTTCGTTTATTGCTATTATTGCAAATTTAGTATGTCCGGCAATTACTGCGCTATCATGCCAACAATCTTTTAATTTGTCGTTCTCTTTGTTTTCTTCATATAGCTTTAAATTAATTTCTAAATACTTTAAAACCTGTTCTAATTTAATTATGTTATCGTTCATGGATTTTAATGTTTAATGTTTGTACTAACAAATTTAATTGCGTTTATTTTTACTAAAAAATCTAAATCAACGGGACGTAAATAATCATTTATAAGCGTTTCAACTATTTTATTAACCTGTTTGTTTTTGTGGCGTTTTAAATAATCGTACGCGCGTTTAAATATTGTTTTTTCTTTATTGTCTAGATTTTTAAACGTTTTGTTGTTTGCCTTTAATTTTGGCAGTAATTCAGCTACTAACATAATTTTAAATTTTAAAAGGGTTTAAATGAATTATTCTATTTTTATAAATTTTTATTTTGTCAGTAACTTTATTACTGTATTGAATAAAAATAAAACTATTGTTTTTAAAAAATTTAGCGTTGTTTATTTGTCGTTTAGCTTCGTTTATTTCATATTCTTGAGCTAACCAATTAATAAATAAATTTTTTGTTTTTTTTGTTGGCTTATAAGGTATCATAACTTTAAATTTTAATAGATTAATAAATTCTTTTAATTAGTTGGCATTTTACCACTGCAAACGGCGGGCAGTTTTGAGCTTCGCAAACTATAAATTTTGCCGTGTCTGCGTCTATTGCTGTCGTGGTTATGCTAAATTTTCCGCTGTCGCTTTTTAGCGTGATTTTATAAATATTCATTTTGATAGTTTTTAAATGGTTAGTTAATTATTTTAATAATTCTAAAATTTTACGTTCTGTTTCTTGTATGTTATAAGATTGGAACACTATACCGCCACCATATTGTTTGTTATGGAATTTTTTACCGCCTATTTGTTTAGCGCGTTGCAATGCGAAATTATATTCTACATTTACCCAACCAAAGAGGCTTTTATTTCCACTTTCTTGAATTTCTTTTTGTTCTTCGTCACTGATTAAATTTAAGTAGTGACAAACATAACGAGGATTTCCGTTTACGTCGTTATTTACTCTTTTGAATTGAATTTTATTAGTTTCCATGATTATAAATTTTAAAAGGTTAATTAATTATTTTATATTATTATTCAAACATATTATTATAAATATTATTACAAAATTCCTCAAAACATAACCAAACAACAAAGGTATAATGAGGTAACTCGTAACGGTTTTTAATAGCTTCGCCGATTCTATCTTCTAAATCTGTTTTAAATTCTTCTAAATCGTCAATATGTTTAATATAAAATTCTTTGCAGTCATTATGATAAATAAACTCTCCTATCATTCCAGAGATACAACCGCCATGTTGCAAGTCTTCAAAGAAACTTTTTAACTGTTCTTTTGCTTTGCCGTCGTAGTTAGTTGCATGATCTAAAATGATAGTATTAAAATCATTTAAAAAGCTCATGTCATTAATAAAGTTACTTTGTACGTTATCAGTTAATAATTTAACTAATTTGTTGTTGTTGTTTACTGTTGCTTTCATGGTGATAGTTTTTAAATT